CCTCGCTTGTTTCAATTCCAACCCCTTGTAGTAGTATTCGGGCTCATGGTAGCCCCCGTCAGTCCATGTGACCTTACCTGCGTAGCGGTTCTTGGCCTTAAGAATCATAGACTCACACCACTTCTCAAACTCAGTCTCAATCGGAGCCATAGCCTCGTTGATTTTGTGCATCAATTCAACACCTTCTTCGGGAGAAGGCACTTCGCAAAAGATTGAATCGGTATGGCCGTATCGCACGGGATAGCCACGGTCATTGCATTCATCACGGAGACGGAATAGCGTTTGACGGCTGGTGTAGGTGATAGCGGCTGCGATGTCGGGATGGTACATTCCATACTTTGAATCACCCGAGACACCATACAAAGATGCGACCATAGACTTGGTTGCGAATTGGCTCCCGTCCCACTTTTTGTAGGCGGCTTCATCACCGTCTGCGAGAGCCTGTTTCATCAAGCCCTTGTACTCCACACGCTTGACTGACAACTTATCCATGATGCGACCTAATAGACCTTCTTCGTCCTTGGCAAACTTGATACCGTTCCCACAGTCCACACCGTCGTCCGATAGCGTGTCCCATGAAATATTATGCAACTTGACATTTGAGTGGTACATCTGCTTGATGTCCATAATCGCCATGTTTTTGTACACGCCAGCGACAGGGTCTTGCACATCAGCACCCTCATAGTCCACTTTAGAAAACTGAGGTGAGTCGGGGATGCGCCCCTCAAACTCTTTATCTTGAATAAACAGGCTTGAGGCCATCGCCGTGACCATGGGTGTCGTAGCCAAGTCGCACTGCACGAGGTGCTGCATGGAGGTGAAGTACCCACTGGCGTTGACGGCATCGTCAAGGCGGGGTAGTAGGCGCACATCCTGCCGGTTGTAGTCCACATAGGTGCCGATGTCGGAGTAGTAGGTGTCGTGTCCATTTTCCAACTCAACCTTGCGCTCACCAAGGACAAACTCGGCTATCTCGTCCAACTTCTGCCCAGCCAGTTGGCCGTTCTTGATTGTCCACAACTTCTTGAAGGCAACCATGAGGTCAAAGCACAGTCGTCCGGTGATAGGTTGTGCCCACCGCTTCTCAGTCCAATTGTATTTAAACTCATGCCGGTTCAGCGGGGACAGGGACTTGGGGTCTAGTCCACAGGCTCTCATGCGTGTGCAGATTTGGTAAATGTCAGCATCCACCACATACCAGCCAGCAATCATGTCGGGGTCTTGTCTTTTCATATGCGCGGCGAAGTCTGCAAGCAGTTGACGCTCATTAGCGAACGCCTTAGCGGGCGTGTCAAAGGTAATAGACTTCTTGCCATCGGGGTGATTTTTACAGGGCATCTCTCTAACTAAACCCGCTTTGACTTCGGGATGACAAAGCCAAGTGAACATTTTACCTGTGTAGGAGTCATGCACTGAGAGTATAGTGATTTCCCCACTCTCGGTTTTCCACTCTCCGTCCAAATACCACACTCTGTGTTCATAGTTGGGGTATGGTTCTGCACCGTTCTTAAGCCTGTCATTCAACACTTGGTTGGTGAAGGGAATTGACCCCTCCCAAGTCTTGTAATTTTTGGCCCACATAGAGCGGTCATACTGGGTGCGGAACGAAACCTTCTGCAATTTGGTTCCGTAAGCACCCTCATAACCGTCCTCAACCCCTACCAAACCGAACCTGTCGGTAAGCCCTTCGGCCACGAAGCAGTAAGGATATTGCTCAATGACTTCTTGTGTGCGTTCAAGAGTTTTTGGATTTCGGGCACGAATTGTAATTTTCCTACCACTGGTCTGAGACACAATCATAAAGGTAAGTCTCCTAACGCCACTTTATAGCCGTTTCGGACCTCGTGGTCGTGTTGGTATTCCGTGCCGCTTTAACCAATGATAAATTGTCATGGCACTTACACCACACGCTTCGGAAATTTCCGACATGGTGCGAAGGTTGCAGGTGTATTCCATTTCTAACCAGTCCTTATCCCTGTAATCTTGGTTAGGTGGGTTTTGCACGGAGATACGGATGATAACGGGCCATTCGCAGTGAGAGCACACGGCCATGGTAGTCCATTCATCAGTGATGACATCCGAGCATGAGATGCTGGAATGCATTCCGCACTCGGGACATGTGTACTGCGTCATCAAATCAACCTCCTGTAGTGAGAAAGTTTTCTTATGCTTTCCTTTTCAAGTATTCCCCACTTAGCATAGAGAGATAGGAAATACCCTACTCGCTGTCTGCTAAGATTCATGGAGTTGTAGCCGCTTCTCGTGTCCCTCTCCATCAATAATTCGCATATCGTTTGAGCAGGGTACTGAACCCCAACCTCCATCTCATAGTAAATACAACACAAAGTCATAGCACGAATACGCTTCATGCCACGCTTGCCGTTCTGCACCCACTCTGCACGACCATAATGACTGGCTGCTTTGTAGCACTCTTCCACAGACCACCTAGGTACAGTGAAATTAAACACCCAAAACACCTGCTTGTAAAACAAAATCACCATTGGCAAAGTTGATAATCAGCCGGATTCCTTGACCATATTCAGTGAAGTCCAAGAAGGACAGTTTGACATCACCGGAATAATGCTTGAAGATATTCTCCAACCCACCCTCAAAGGTAGCGTCAAAGTCTTTACCAGCGTAGTCGTCAACCAGCGTTGTAGTCGTCATACCCTTGAACACATCCCCCACGGAGACAGTCAAGGCCGCACCATCACTGGCAAATTTATAGCGATTCAACTTCTGCCCGTTGATGCCGTCACACCGGAGTGCATCATACATCTCTTGAGATGGTAGGGAAACACTGTAAAATGGTGCAATACTACTACCATCTTGCAGGTGATACACATTGTCTTTGATTTGCTTGACACGCTCAAACGCTTGGTTGTTGGCTTCCTTGAGGTTGTGTTGGCTGTTGGCGTAGGACTTTGCGTCAAAGCCACCGGTAAGCGTCGTCTGCTTGTTCTTTGACTTGATGCGAACCTTACCGCTGTCATGCGTCAGCGTCACCATGTCCCCGTGATACTTCAAGACACCGAGCATACGCTCAATGTCGGGGACAGGGATAATGGTAGCCTTGTCTGCCGCCTTTTCCTGTTTGAAGGAGAAGCGGGAGAGGCTAGTCTTACCGTCCTTGACAATGTTGGCGGTGAATATAGCCTCGCTGTCAGCCGGAGTGTAGTGTAGCACAGTGGATGACACCTGCGGTTGGTTCTTACCGTTGATACTCTGCTCACGGCGAGTAGCCGTCAGCAAGGCTTCAAGAGCCTTCCTACCTACCTTCATTTGAAACCCCCCAAGTAGTGGACTAGCGTGGCTGCTGGTGCGTCATGCAACTCTTGTAATTCACGCACAGCCGCCCACACCTTGATGAAGGGTGGGATGTCGTCCATGGCAGTCTCAAGGTCAGCGACCACAGACTTCAACTTCTTGACTTCCTTAGCCAGTTGAGAAATCTTGATGTCCTTTTCGTCGCTCATCAATCCCACCCCAAAGGTAGTCCGTTCCAAGCGACATCTCCGCTCTTGACAGATAAGAGGTCGTAGGTTTTGCCGAGATGCTCCATGTTGCGCCCCTTCATCTCATTGATGACGGCACGAATCACGAAGTCATTGTCGCCCAACTTTTTGTCAGCCTCAACACCGGCGGCTTTGTCGCCCTTCTTGGTGTAGCGAGTAAGGAAAATCTGCTGGCTGACGAAACGCTGCGTCCCGTCCACCCAGTCAACAATCTCGCCAACCTTCATCATGGCTTTGGTGCCGTTGCCGATGTCCATGAATTGCTTCTTGTCCTTCAAGTGGAAAGTAAAGAACATGTATGGCACAGGAAGCGCAGTCAAGCGGTTAAGGACACCCTTGAACACACGGTTTCGCTCACGCCATTCCTTTTGGTTGAAGTTGTCGCCTTCTTCCTTGATGACACCACGGTTGATGAGTCGCTCAGTCATAACAAACTCGCACCACTTGAGGAAGGTTGAACCACCGTCCATGATGACAGCACCGATTTCCCCAGCGTCCTCACCAATCTGTGCAGTGAACCACTCCAACTTCTCCACAACTGCAACCCAGTTTGTAGTGTTGTCCTCGTTCCACATGGCCTCGTCCATCTCATCAATGAGAGGGATGACTTGAATGTTCTCAGCGTTCTTGATGCCGGAGGACACCAAATAGTCCACGGTGTTCTGTGCCGAGTTGTCGCAGTCAAGGATGATGATGCGCTTGTCGGTGTGTTTGAGAGCGAGGTCGCAAGCAAGACCGGTCTTAGCCGTGTTCTCCTTGCCCACCAGCGCCATGCGGATAGGCGCATGCGCTTCACGCTTCTTGTTGAACAACTCACGGTAATACTCCGCACCATACTTGACGGTGGATGTAGCCGCTTGCGTGCTGGTCTGCTTCGGTTGAGCCCAAGCCATCAGTCCCACCCCTCAGCATTCGTCAAGCCCTCGGTGTTGTCAACGGGGAGTCCGCCACCAAGCGACTCAGCGCACCACCAGCCAGTCGTGATGAGGCGAGCCTCGTCGTCTCGGCTGATGTAGGGCTGACCGACCAGCATGACCGTGCTACCCACGGAGAAGTCCACGAGGGACTCATGGGCGGCGGAAACATAGATGTCGGTTGTCCCAGCAGTGGACATGATGTCAAGGTCGCCAACGGTGATGATGAAGCCACCGTTGTCCCGTGGGTCAATGTGGACAACCTCGGTCATCACGGTGCAAAGAGCGTCCCAGCGTTCCTTGTCGGTCAAGGACTCCACATACGAGCGAATCTGTTGCAGACCCTCTTCAAGGATATGGACTGCACTCAAGTCTCCGATGAGAGCGTCGGGTGCGGCACTGAAAACATCTTGCAGGGAGTCGTCCTGCGAGAACACAGACACGCCAGCCTTACCGTATGCGGTGTCGCCGTTGCGAGCAGGTCGCATAGCGATGCGCCCAGCAACGAAGGTAGGCGGTTCATTCTCAGCAAGAGCCCCGTTAAAACGGAAGTTGAACAACTTGACATCAGTAGTGCCAGCAGCACGACCCAAGAACATCGTCTGTCGGTCCTTTTCGCTTTGTGGGCGAGGAGAACCATACTTGAAATTCTTGTCCCCCGAAGGGAAGGTAGGGCTGTTCTTGTCCCAAACGATGTGGAAATGGAGGCCGTCGCCAGCATCATGTGTGTCCTTTGGCAACTCGCTGATTTCAGCAGTAGCAGTCCCCGAAACAAAGGCTTCACCACGAGCAAGGCTCGGGTTATACTTCTTCGTGAAGGTGCCGTCGTTGTTGTCCTCGTAAATCATCCAGTGACCTTCGTCAACCATTTGCTCAAGGATAGCAGTGTCGCCAATCTTGATGGTCTTTGCCGCCTTCTTGTAGGCAAGTTGGGCCCAGTCTTTGTAGCGTGGAACGCTGATGAACATGCCTTCGTAAAGGGTAGCACCGCTGCGCTTTAGCCGTTCTGTTTCACTCTTCAACTGTCGTCCAGCGATACGCAGTGCGTTGATGGCACAGTCATCTTCTGTCTTTCCAGCATCCATCCAAGCGGTGCGGTTCTCCGATAGAACCACATCCATGCGGGAACGCAGTGCGTCCTCAGTTGCTCCGATGTTTTTTCCAATTCTTTCAATCATTTGCTCAATGTTCATATTGCTCACTCCTATTTTCTATTTTCACCACGCCAGTATATAACCCTTCTCATTCGCTCAATCGTCGGCAGAAATCCCACACGACATAGTGCGCCTCAACACCCGACAGCAAGTCCCTTTGGGCTTGCGTGGCGGCATCAACCAACTTCAATTTGTTGGCGGGTTTGGCGGGAGAATCAATTCCATAGCGGAACACACGGTCAATGCTACGGCGTAGGTTAGAGACACCACCGAGAACCTTTACGGCTTCTTCGGCTCGCCCCTCCTTAAAACAAAGAGTCAATACTCGCTGGGCATCAAAGGGCGGCTCAACGAGAGAGAGTAGGAAAGACTGCCGCCTATCTACGGGCAGGGAATGGTAGGCTTGAGCGGTGTTGATGGCGTTCCGCAGGTCGCCTCGGTTGGCTTCGGCAATCACCATCACATCATCCTCAGGCATACTCAAACCTTCCGTGACGCACACCTCCACGAGACGCTGTGCTATGATGTAATCATCCAGCGGCTCAAAGGTGCGGACTTGACATCGGGACTGTAGCCACGGACTGACCTTTGACAAGTCGTTGCAGGTGAGGATGAAGAACCCCTGTGAGTCCTCAATCACACCCTTGAGGGCGGATTGGGCGGCGGGTGTCAG